GAGGATTTCAGCGTCGTTGAGGTCGCTGGCGCAAACCCTACGGATCCGGCAGCATCAGACGCCAGTTAGCTGAGCTGCTGTTGGCTACCGGGTACTGGCCAGACGGCATCGAGTTTGACGTAGAGGATTTGGCGACGGTGTTGCTACTTGCCAAGAAACAGCAGGAGAAACGTCGTGGCCGCTAACACATCCGTCACCGTCGTTGGCGTCAAAGAAGCCATGCGCGACTTGCAAAAGCTTGAGCCTGACCTTGCCAAAGAAATCAAACGCGATTTCAAGCAAATCGTTGACCCAATCGTGAAAGACGCACGCACCCAGGTCGTTGCCAGGCCGCTGTCAGGTTTTGCTCGGTCATGGAAACAAGGCCGCATCTTTCCCTGGGATCAGCAAGCAGTCAGCAAATCCATCATCGCGCGATTCAGCAACAGGCGTCGAGGCAACAGCCTGGCTGTTTTTAGCGTCACCATGAAAAGCCCAGCAGGCACCATTTTTGACATGGCAGGCCGCAAATCCTTCAATCGTTTGGCCACTGCACTCGATCAGCTGTATGGCCGCGCATCACGCCTTATGTGGCCAACCTACGAACGTCACGCTGATGCAGTCAACGAAAACCTTGCGCAACTGGTCGACAAAATCACTGATGAGACGAATCGTAGACTGGTGCGCTAATGGCCGTAACAATCCCGATTATTTCCGAGTTTGACGGCAAAGGCATTAGCAAAGCCGTTGCCGAATTCAAACAGCTTGAAGGCGCTGGTGCTAAAGCCCAGTTCGCTCTCAGCAAGGCTGCGTTGCCGGCCGCAGCGGCTATCGGCGGCCTGGCTGTCGTAATCGGCGATGCCACCAAAGCCGCCATCGAGGATGCCAAAGCACAAGAGCTGCTAGCTCTAGCCATTGAAAAGAACACGCTGGCTGGCGAAGCCAACGTGCGTGCTGCGGAGGCCTACATCGAGGCCACCATGATGAGCGCAGCAGTCGCAGACGACGTGCTCAGGCCAGCCCTGGCCACTCTGGTGCAAACCACAGGCGACCTGCAATACAGCCAAGAGCTGCTCAACGCCTCGCTTGACATTTCGGCTGCTACTGGCACGGAGCTCAGCGCCGTTACCGATGCCGTAGCGAAGGCTTACGCAGGCAATACCAAAGCCTTGGGCAACCTGGTGCCCAGCGTGCGTGGCCTCATCAAAGACGGTGCCTCGCTTGATGAGATTATGCAAGCGCTTAACGCGACGGTTGGTGGCGCAGCGGTGGTGGCAGCCAACAGCGCGGAAGGCCGCATGAAACGGTTGTCGCTAACGATTGGCGAAACCAAAGAGTCAATCGGCGCAGCCTTCTTGCCAATCCTTGAGAAATTGCTGCCATACCTGCAACGCTTTGCCGAGTATGCGCAAAACAACAGCGACACCATCGTGAAAGTGATGCTCGCGGTCGGTGCCCTGGCTACTGCGATTCTGGTGCTCAACACGGCAGTCAAAGTCATTACGGCCAGCCAGATTGTGCTCAACGCAGTCATGGCAGCCAACCCGGTCGGCCTGGTCGTTGTCGCAGTAGCAGCCCTCGTGGCTGGCTTTATGGTGCTGGTCGAGAAAACAGGCAGCGTCAAAAACGCCTTTATGACGATGGGCAATTTCATCATTGGCATCTTTGAAAACATTGCCAATCGCTACGTCGACATGGTCAACCTCATCATCAAAGGCCTAAACCTGCTGCCAGGTGTCAACATTGGCCCCATCGGAGAAATCAACCTGCCGCGTTTCAACGTGGGCGGCGCAGGTGGCGCAACAGCCACGCCAGGCGGTACCAGCGGCCCAGACCTGATCGAGCGACGCTTTGCAGCGCCTGTGGTGCCTGTTGTGCCAGCTCCAGGCGTCGAGTTGCCTGCACCGTCAGGTGGTGGCGGTGGTGGCACGGTTGGCGGTGGTGGCGGCCTTGGTCAAGGCATGGTCGGCATCTTGCCGATTAACGAAGGTTTCATTGGTGGCGGTGGTGGCGGTTTTGGCGCAGCACCAGGCAACGAAATGCTGCTCGATGGCATGACTGGCGGCATCAGCATCACCATCAATACCGTCACGGCGCCATCCGATCTTGGTGACACCATCGTCAATGCTTTGCGTGATTACAACCGACGCAGCGGCCCGGTACAGGTTGAGATTGCGTAATGGCTGCATCAGTCGTTCAATCAGGCACATACCTGCTGGAGCTCGATACCGGTTTTGATGTCAATTCGTTCAGGCTTAATGACACCGAAAAAGGCGTACTGAACAATACGACGTACACACTCGGGCCGAATACGCAATACGCCGACATAACCGACTTCGTTACCGACATTCGTTACAGGCGCGGCCGCCGCAAAGTAGACGACCAGTTCTCGGCTGGAGTCATGTCATTCAGCATGAATGACGAAACAGGCATCCTTGGCCCATACGACACCAGCAGCCCTTATTACGATCCGATGAACGACAAGCCAGGTTTGGCGCCTATGCGTCGAATTAGGCTTAGCCGCAACGGCGACTATCTGTTCGTCGGATACGTCACGTCATACACATACAACTTTGCCTTGGCTGGCTTCAACACCGTCAACGTCACCTGCTCCGATGATTTCTATTTGCTGGCCCAAACCCAAATGGCGGCATTCAACCCCAGCTCACAATTAAGCGGTGCTCGCGTCAGCACCGTGCTTGCATTGCCCGAAGTCGACTACACCGGCACAACCAGCATCGCCACAGGCACCGTCAACCTTGGTCATGACAGCAGTTACAACGTCGACGCTGGCACCAACACGCTGAACTATCTAAATCAAATCAATGAAGCCGAGCAAGGCCGACTGTTTATGTCGCGCGATGGCGTGCTGACGTTCCAGAACCGTATTGGCGCCACGCTTAGCGGATCAGTCATAACCTTTGCTGACGATGGCACAGCTGCCAAGTATGACGAGGTAGAAGTCGAGTTTGACGCCGATGGCGTCATTAATCGCGCCTACGTTGAAGGCCTAAACAACAACACGGCCACGGCCGAGGATTTGACCAGCCAAGCCACATACTTTATTCAGTCGAGGTCAATCACCAACAGCCTTTTACACGACGCCAGCGAAATCACGGCCCTAGCGAACTACCTGATTGAGGGTGAGCCCGGGCCACGATTCACAGCAATCAGCACCCATTTTGGCCTGCTAACTGATCCACAACGCACCAATGCGGCCACTGTGGAAATCGGTGACACCATCACCGTCACCAAAGACATCACCGGACTATCTACGCTGACCTCAGAACTGAGCATTGAGGGCATCGAGGGCACTATCAATGTCAACACAGGTCACCGGGTCACGTACTACACAGCCCCGACCACAGTCGTATTCCAGCTCATCCTTGACGATTTGGTGTACGGACAACTTGACGGCACGAACGTATTAGGATGATGTAATTATGGGTGCTAACGCGCAGACAACTGTTCCAACATTCGTCGCAAGCCAGGTATTGACCGCCGATCAGATGAATCAGTCGGCGCGCACTGGCGTTCCGGTGTTCAGTTCGACAGTGACGCGCGATGCCGGGTTTGGCGGTACGGGGGAGAAAACTTTGGCGGAAGGCCAGTTGTGTTACGTCGAAGGCACTGGCCTGCAGTCGTACAACGCTGCCGGAGCATGGGTCACGTGGGGAACTGCCCCAAGTGCAGGTGCACTGGTATTGATTAAAACTCAGACGATTGGAACAACCGTTTCAAGCGTGACAGTTACCGATGCGTTCAGCAGCACATACGACAACTACATGATTACGGTGACGGGCGGAGTCGCGTCGATAGATGGAGGCGCTATTGGACTGCAACTCGGTGCAACAACCACCGGCTACTACGCCGGGTACGGCCGCATAACGTACAGCAGCGCCGCTGCAAGTAACGCCAACGACAACAACGCTGCACAGTTCGTTCGATCTGGCAGATCAAGCACGAATACACTCTTTGCAAACATCTACTTGCACGGCCCAAATCTGGCCAAAAACACTTTTTATCGAGCGTGGGATATTGAAGGCGCGACAGGTTCAGTCGGGGGTTATGGTGCCGGCTTTCTAAATAACAGCACGCAATACACCGCTTTTACTCTCAATGCCAGTACTGGCACGTGGACTGGTGGAACAATTCGCGTTTATGGCTACGTCAACAGTTAGGAATCGTATGACATACAAAGTGCAAATTGACGACGAAATTCGCAACGCCACCGCCGAGGAAGCGGCCATTATTGATGCGCAACGCGCCGACGCCGAGGCACAAACCCTTGCCGCCGCCGCCGAAGCCGCCGCATTTGCATCAGCACGTGCCAAACTTGCGGCTCTTGGATTGAGTGAAGCTGAAGTCAAAGCATTGGTGGGCTGATGAAGTGGCAGCACGTCTTAGAGGACTGGGCCAAAGCTTTCGTCGCTGGAAGCGTCGCCGTGCTTATCACAAGCGAATACGATCTCGAAGGCGCGCTAAAAGCCGGGTTGGCAGCGGTACTGCCGCTGATTTACGCATGGGCAAACACGAAAGACCATAGGTACGGCCGCAAGTGAGCCGTGAAGTCAGGCCGGTGCGCCTACCAGCCGACCTGGCCAACGTGACACCAGGCGAAATCCCTGCCTACCTGCTGCGCTCAATCAGGCCTTACGGCCGGCTGCACTGGCTCGCTGCTCAAGCCTGGGAAGCGATGCGCAAGCAAGCTCAGGCTGATGGCATTAGACCGTTCAAGCCGACCAGTCACGGCGACACTTACCGCGATTTGGCGACACAGGAACGCGGCTTTCTTGCTCGATACACCACAGCCCCGATTGCCAACAGCACATCAATACGCACATGGAAAGGCCAACGCTGGTACCTAAAGCCTGGGCTGGCACCAATGGCCGTACCGGGCACAAGCACACACAACCTCGGCCTCGCTGTCGACGTGTCAGAGGCATCAGGCGAGCGCCTGCAATGGATGGAAGCCAACTGCCTGACATTCGGATTCAGCTGGGAATTCAGGTCTGGCGCCGAACCGTGGCACATCCGCTATTTCAAGGCAGAATCAATACCGCCCAGGGTGCAGCGCTGGCTCGACACCCATGCAAACTGAAATCACCGTCGCCCTCATCTCAGCCGTTGCCCTCGTGGGTGCCGGCATACCTGCTGCCCTCATCGAGCGAGCCCGGCGAGAAAACGCCGACGATCATGCATACGTGCGCCAGATACTGACTAGGGTGGAAAACAAGTTAGACAACCACCTGGAGGATCACATCAATGGCTTTACGCGACGAAATAGCAAAAAAACAGAACAAAATCGGTGACCTGGTCGCTTGGGTCAATAAACAGAAAAACCGCAAGGAATGGGTTGACATCATCCTTGACGAATCATTTAGCAATCAGGCCGTGGCCGCGTTGCTAAGCAAGCACGGTTTCAAGACTGATTGGAATGTTGTCTACCGCTACAGGATGCGTCATGGCGCTAAGTGACGAGCTCGGCGAGCTCCAAACAATCGATCAGCTACGCCAAGCACTAAAACGTTCCAATGAGTTGAACATCAAACTCAAACACAAGACCGGCGAGCTGGTCGCCGCCGTGTATCAGGCCGCCAAGGATGCCGCCCTGGCGACGCCGCCAGTCAAGGTCAAACCGCCTACGGTTCGAGGCAGCAGCAAAAAAGCCGAGGTCGCGCTGTTGCATTGCACCGATTGGCAGCTCGGCAAAAAGACCGTCACTTATGACAAGGAAACGTGCCGCAAACGCATTGAGCGATTCGTAGACAAAGCCATTGGCATCACCGAGATTCAACGCAAACACCACCCGGTCAACGAAGCCGTACTGTTGCTCGGTGGCGACATGGTCGAGGGCATTGGCATTTTCCCCGGCCAGGCATACGAGGTCGATTCGCTGCTTTATGAGCAACTATTTGAAGTGTCGCAAATCATCAGCAGCGTCGTCATCAACCTGGCTCAAAACTTCAAGACCGTGCGCGTCGTATGCGAATACGGCAACCACGGCCGCATCGGCCGCCGAGGCGATCTAGCAGCCAGTGACAACATTGACCGCATCGCGTACCAAATCGCGCGCAACCAAATCGGCTACCTAACAAAAGATTGGCAAGCATCAGACAATTGGTACCAAATCTTTGACATCGGCGCCTATCGAGGCCTGCTGGTGCACGGCGACGAAATCAAGAGCTTTGGCGGCAACACACCAGCCTTCGGCATCCTGCGCAAAGTCAATGCCTGGGCGTCAGGCGTCATCCAGCCGTTCAATGACTGCTACATGGGTCACTGGCACACGCCCATGAGCTTGACCATGAGCAACGCTGGCCGCATTTTTGTGACCGGGTCGCCCGAGTCGCACAACGAATACGCGCGCGAATTCGTGGCAGCGACAGGCATACCCAGCCAACGCCTGCATTTCATCGATCCAGAAAAGGGTCGCGTGGCAGCGGAGTACGTGGTATGGCTCGACTAGAGCACCCACTTGTCCTGGTCACCTGGCACGACGCCCACACCATTGACAACGACGAATGGCACGAGCTGGCCGACCTGACTGATGAGCCGTGTGTGGTGCAGTCAGTCGGCTGGCTGCTTTCAAAGCGCAATGCCAGGCATCTGATACTGGCTCAAAGCCTGACCGACGACAAAGGCGTAGACAACGTGCTATTCATCCCAGCTCGTATGGTGCGAAAAGTAGTAAGGCTGCAAATCCCCCACAAGCGCCGAAAGGTGCGCTAAGGTGAAATCAGCCGTTGGAGGCGGCCAATAATGACCACACTCATCACCTATGAAATACTGACCGGATTGTGTCAGGAAACTGGGCAACAGTTTCATCTCGTAGTATTCCGTGACCAGGAAGGCGCCGTACTGAAGGCCCAACTGCGTTACCGATTCAACGCAGACGACGACTGGAGCGAACCATCAAAGCTCACCCACCAGCCACCGATCGAACCCATGCACCCGAGCGTCGCATGAGCCCCATCATCACCATCCTTGCCACGGCACTCTTTACCGGCGCGGTAGGAGTGATGGTCACGCAGGATCCAGAAGTGGATACCTGGGGCCTCGTGTCGGCCTCCACCGCTTACTCCCCGGTGGAGGCTGGCACGCCACCAGACGCATTAGGAAGCGATTACAGCCCTGAAAGCACGCAGGTGCAGTATCAGGGCCCCGGATGCCAAGAATGGGCCGACACGGCCCTTCGAGGCGGCTTTCAGCCCCATGACCTGAGCACCGCCCTTCAGGTCATGGAGCTGGAGTCGGGATGCCTACCAAACGTCATTGGCGACAACGGCCAATCATTCGGGCTAATGCAAATCAACGACTACTGGTGCACGCCCAACCAATACTGGCCGCGCGGCTACCTACAAACGCAAGCCATCCTCGATGACTGCGCAGAACTACTCGACCCACTAACAAACCTGTGGGCCGCATGGCACATTTCAAGCCGGCACGGCTGGCAAAACTGGACAACCTATGCGCGTATTCCTCAATGACTTGATTTTCGGTGTCATCGTCATCGGCTACCTTGTGGCAACCATGATTTACCTTGTCGTCACCCACGAGAGGAAAAAGCAGCGTGACAACTAGACCCGATCCAGGTGACGCGGCATACGTCGCCTGGCAGCTCACCAAAGATGGCGAGCGCATGAAACAGTACGGTCATCCTTGGAATGACTACACCATGGTGCGTCGACTGTTCAGCACGTTGACCAACTACAAGCACAACCTCACTGTGCAAGAGGCCGCGCTGTTCATGGTGTGCGTCAAATTGGCCAGGCTGATGAAATCGCTCGACGTGGAAAAAATGCACGAGGATTCGCTCATTGACGCCATCGGCTACTTGAACTGCCTGCACATGATCGACGCAAAAGACCAGCTCAAAGATGCGCCCAAGCACATCATTGGCGACATGGTTGTGGAATGGGAACGATGACCAGCCCACAGAAACGCAAAGGCCACGCAGCCGAGCTTGCAGTCGTCAAATGGCTACGCGCACACGGCATCATGGCCGACCGAATCCAAGCCGGTACACACGCAGACAAAGGCGACGTAACCGGGTGGCCTGGCGTCGTCATCGAGGTCAAAGACCGTAAAGCGCACTCATGGCATGGCTACTTTGAGCAACTACGCACACAAGTCGTCAACGCCAACGCATACACAGGCGTAATCATCGCCAAGCGCCCTGGGCTTACTGATGTGGGCGAATGGATGGCAGTCATGCCGGTCAAAGAATGGTTTGAACTAATGCAACTACTGGAGGACACAAACAAATGAGCTTCAACCTTGACAACTACGTTGACGTACCAACACGCCTACGCATGGCGCTTGAAAAATACCCCGATCTACGCATTCAGGAAACACAGCCAACATTCCGTGAGGTCAACACCAAGCTCTACATTGAGATTTGCTGCACCGTTTGGCGCGACAAAGACGACCCACTACCAGTCGTCGCGTACTGCTGGGAGCCATTCCCAGGCACAACGCCATACACACGCGACAGCGAACAAATGAACGCCAGCACATCAGCCCTCGGCCGCGCCCTAGGCATGATGGGCTTCGGCATCGAGCACAAAATGGCCAGCAAACAAGAAGTGCTTGCACGTCAACAGGAAGTGCCAACCGTGACCGAAGTGCCAGCCACATACGACAACGGCGACCCAGTGCCTGATCCGTTCACTGACAAGCAGCAAACCACCAACGTGGTGCAATTCAAGAATTCCAAAGGCAAAGCCTCGGATAAACAGATCGGCATGATTCGAGCCCTGGCACGAGGCAAAGGCTTTGGCGCAGGCAAACCCACGCTCGATGGCATCGCCGCCATCATCGGCCGCGAAATCAAGCTCTACGACGAACTAACCAAGGCTGACGCGTCAAAGGTGATTGACGCCTGGAAGTAGCCATACGACAACTCAAGTAGCCAGTCTCACTGGTGTGCTCAGGCCACGCGACCTGACGTAGGTGCAAATCCTCGGTGACTCATCATCATCAGTTAGCCCATTAGAAGGGCGTGTCAGCCCATGCAAACAGATCCATTGCGTGGCAAGTGTGAACCGTGCTTAACCAACGGTCGGGTCTGGAGCCCGGGGGAACTACGCCCTGAGACACACGCCAACTGCCACGCCATCTACCACGCCAACTAACAGACATACCGAAAACAAACCGAGTAGCCTGACGCACAGTGAGATTCGATGATGCGCGCCGATAGCAACCGAGC